CGCCAGAACCAAGGCTCCAGCAGGCGCGTTGGTCACGCTGCTGATGCCGGCGTAGTTGTCGGCGTATTGCGTGTTGTTGAATGTCGTGTCGGTGCAGGTAAAGCCGTACAAGCCGCTGCCGACGATCACGCAGTCATTGAAGGTCGTGTTGTCGCAGTAGGCGAAGTAGGCCGGGTAAGCCGTCCCGTTGGTGCGAAGGGTGCGCCCTTGAAAGTGGCATCCGGTGAAGGTGAAGTCATTGCAGTATTGAACCTGCGTGCCGTAGTCGCCCGCCGCAATGGTGCCGGTGCGGCCCCACTTGCAATTCGTCGCCGTGCCGCCAGCGTAGTTGTTCGACAGAATCATCGCTGGCGTGTCCTGCGCGATGATGTAGTTCCCGTTGTGGCACTCGTTCAGCACCACGGCGGTCGCGGTTTCAGAAATGTCGTACTTGTCGAACAGCGCAAGGTATTGCAGCGACACCGAGTAGGCTTGGTTCGAAACGATGTTCCAATGGCCGATTGCCTTGTTGATGTCCAACTGCCCGGCGTTCGTCATGGCGAAGTCGGGGCGGGTCGTCGTGCTGGTGGCGTGCGGAACGGAGTCTGATGCACGCGAGGCCGTCGCCGCCGACTTCAGCAAGACGTTGGGGATACGGAACTTCGCGCCGCTGGTCGGTATCTTGCCCCAGGCCGTCGTGCCGTTGCCGCCGAAGCGGATGATGCCGCCGCCCAGGCACTCGCAGAACTTGTTCTTTGTCTCGGCCAGCATGTTCGCTGCCGACCAGAAAGTGCCGGTGCCGGTGATGCACGCCGGCCAGAACTCCCACGTCCCGTTCGCGGCCTCGTCGACCCACACGCCTGGCAGGAAGAAGTTCGCGCCGCCGAAGTTCGGGAACTGCACTTGCTGATGCGCCGATCCGCTGCCAGTTGTCGCGGACTCATACCAATCCCCGATGATCCGAAACTTCTGAGCACGTCCAACCGTTGCGGCTACGCCATCATCCATGACGACCTCGATCCAACCTCGCTTGCCAATACCATTGGCAAGGCACAGGTCGGTCGAGCCTTGAATCTCAAGCGTCTCATTGTTTTGGAACGTGCCGCTGACGTTCTTTAGCTTCATGATGCCGGTCGCAGGCATGGCTGCGCCCGCCGCTGTCGGTGTCGCACTGATGGACGAGGAAATGCACATCAACTCGCCGGTCGCCCCGGAGGTCACGCCCTGAATGATGGTTCCGAGCGCCGGCACGTTCGGCGTGCCGATCCTGCCGTCGTAGTCGATCACCCACACTTTCGTCCCGTCGATCAAGACTTCGCCACCCGAGGCGGCGGTCATGGTGAAGCCACCGATGGACCCGGCGCGAGAGGCGGCAGCGTTCTTACCTTCGCGGGTGTCGCTGTCGATGGTAAAGACCGCGCCCGAGTTGATGGTGAATACTTCGCCGGCTGTTCGCGCCGCCGAATCAAAAGTTTGCGATGACGAAATCGTGGCGATGATTTACCCCTTCAACACGATCTCAAGACTCTCGTCCTCGGACTCGATCATCACCATGTCCAAGGGAGCCTTGTTCTCCCCGACCCGCACCGTGATTGGTGCGGTGTCGGGGTAGGCGAGCGCAAGTGTATTCAACTCTCCTATGAGCTGTTGGAGGTTCATGATTAGGCATCGCTGACGCTGGATATGGTCGCGCTGCCGCCAGAGCTTCCAAGCGAGCCCGTGGTTGCCGCAGGCTTGATCGAGTCGGTGTAGTTTGGGCCGGTACCGCCAAACCGCGCCGACACATACAAGGTCTGTGCGCCGCCTGATTGGATGGTGTTAAACGAAATGGACGTGCCAGAAGCGTCCGCGTCGATGTAGCTGATGTAAATATCCGCCCCGGCTGCTGCGTTGTTGCTGCTGAAATCGTGCGACGTGATGGTGAAGGTTTTGGTGCCGGTATTCACCGCGCTGTACGGGTGGCGAGTGAAGCGCCCATCCGCCCGCTTGATACGGATCGTGCCGATCGCCGGGGTGTTGGCGGGGATAGCCTCATCGACCACAACCGCCGTCACCGCTGCGCCGTTCAGCAGCCCGGTGTTCGAGAGTTGCGATTCAAGCAAGCCACCGGAGCCGTTCTCGGGGCCGACAAGAACGCGCCAACCGGACTGCACGCCATTCACGGTAAAGGTCACGTTGTTCGGCGGCTGACGGGTCACGCCATCCAGAGCCGTGATCTTGTCATTCACCGCGAGGTCGGCGTACTGCAAGGCGAAGCCGTAGGCACCCACCAAGGATGATCCCGTCGATTGACCGCAGGCCGGCGTCGATACCGCCTTCGAGGCTACCGTGCCGGTCGTTGCGGTCACGCCGCCTTGAGTGATCGTTCCGGTCGGGATGACACCGGTCAGCAGTTGAATGTAGAGCGTGCCGGTCGTTCCCGCGTCCTTGTCGGCAAGGATTTGGCCCGTACCTGCGGTCGCACCAGAGCCCCACGTCAGCGCCGCGCCGCCCTGCGTGAAGCTGCCACCCGCCTGCCCTGTGTAGGTGACAGAGTGCGTGATGCCACGGAACTTCTCGCCGGGGATACCGTACAACGTCGTCGTATAGCCGTTGCGCGTGAGCCACTTGAACCGCTCGTAGAAGGTGTTGATGCTGTTCGCGCCGCGATCCCACTCCGAGTAGTAATCCTCGGTCACGGAGTTGTTGTCGACGTCAATAGCCTTCAAGCCCGCCGTCACGTTGGTAATGTCGGCAATCGCGGCGATGGTGCCGATGACGGTCTGGTTGTTCAAGTCATCGCTGTAGGTCAGCGGCACGGAGTTCTTGCCGCGACCCGTCGCCGGGATGCGGAACTCGGAGAAGGTTTTCCCCCACTCGCGGGTGGTGAAGATCAGCGAGCCGTTGTCAATGAACGCACCGGCATTTTTGACCTTGACCATGAACTGCATCGCAAGACCGTTCGCTTCGTCGGGGTTGATTCCGTTGAAGCTCTCGCCGCTCGGTGTGTTGTTCCAGAACTTGTTGCTGAGAACCGTGTTGTTCTGGATCACGTTGACCACGACGCCACGGTTGGCAATGATCGAGATACCGTCATAAATCGCTTCGGTGCCGCCCGAGCCCTGGATGATCGTGCCGCCGTAGATGAACTCGCTGGCCGGCGTAGCGTAGGCATCATCAAGCTCGAAACCGTTCAACAACTGGATGATGGTGTCGAACTTCTTGTCGGTCGGGTTCGGAATCGTGATGTCGATGAAGTCGTCCCCGGACATGGTTCCGTCATCAGCGCGGTCTTGCAGGAAACGGTGAAGCTCAAGCACCGTGACATAGTTCGCGCCCGCCGTACCGTGTGCGCCGCCTGTGTAGCGAATTTTCTTGTCGCTACGGATTTCCCACTTCGTGCTGTCGAGTGCCATGTTCTGCTCCTGGTATATTTACGATGCGTAAGCAACAACTGCCTTGAGCAAGGTCGGGCCTGCCCAGAAGATCACGGCAAGGAGGATTGCCCCCGCCAGCGTGCGTTTGATGTACTTGCGAAACTCTTTGGCATCCTTGGCTTCCTCGATGCGGAACTGGTGGTCCTCCGCGTGACCAGACAGGTCCGCCTTGCCTTCTGCATTCTTGGGGAAACCGCTCAATATGGTTTTCAGCATCTCTTCGGTAGCGTGGGTGTGATCGTGAATAATGTTGGTAAGTTCGGTATGACGTTTGTCCGACGCCTGCCGGTTGGCCTCGATCTGATCAAGAATATCTTTGTACCGATCCATTTCCTCACCTGTATGTTCTTTGAATTCGGTCAAGATTTGACTGATGCTGGTCGTCAGGCGCGAGTCGATGTGCTGCAATATGTGCACAGGAATCGTGCGGCGATCTTCGCCCAGATAATGGTCATCACTCACGTCGATACTCCCACCAAAGTAAGAACAGGAGTACGGCGGGCAACCACAGCACTTCCAGCAGTTCCTTGAACATCGTGTTTTGCAGCCACGTCACACTCACACTCCCGATACGTTTTGAACATCTCGTCCAACTCACTTGGAAACGGCGCATCCAGGCGCAGCCTCAAGGTACTGACCCTATGCTTGACAAACTCACTCATCTTTCTGTCCCCCGAACGTAAGCACACCCTCGGGCGGCATCTTTACCTCGAACAAACCGCCTTGAACGCCCACGGTGCGTTTGAAGTCCATGATCTTGATAGGCTGGCCGGTCGTGGCGTCGTAAATCAAGCCGCAACGTGCGGAGATGTCCGCGTTCAGCCACTCGACGCGATTGAAGGTCAGGCTCCCCTTCTCGACCCGGTACCCGGTAAGCGTGGCACCGCCCTCCGCGTACCCCTCCCCCTTCCACTCCCCCTTGCGCGGGAACGACGAGATGGCGGGGTTCAAGAGGCCCGTAAACAAGGCCAGCTTGTAAGTGTGGTCAGGCGGGCACACCGCCTTGACGACGCCATCCAGGAAGGAATCAACCAACACGCTGCAACCCCTTGCTGGTCATCCGCTCGGGCTCGCGCTGCATCCTCTCCACGACCAAGTTGCCGTCCTCGTCGCGCTTCATGCGGATGACCTGGGCCACGTCCTCGCGCTTGTTGGCATCCACGTCGACGTTGATGGTGATGTCCGGGGTGACGGCCTGAATCGGCGTCTCGTCCCCTTCCGCCTTCTTGTTCTGCCCGCGCCCCTGCGGGGGCGTGTCGGGAGCGAGTTTCTGGTTCAGGGTGCTGCCGCCATTGCTCGGGTTGGCGTTCTGATCCACGGGCATGTTTGCGCCCCCGGTACCGCCCGCCGCCCCCGCCTTGAACATCGTGCCCGACAGGGGCTTGAACCCCTTGGGCGGCAAGTGGCCGGTCAAGGCCAGGGACGCTTCCTCGTCTGTGATGAAGCCGAAGCTCAGAAGCTCAAGGGTGCGCGTCTGCTTGGTCTGCTTGAACGCCTCAAGCTCCGACTCCGGGCGCAGATCAATCGGCGCGTACTCGAAGGTCACATACACGTCATGGCCGAAGAGGCGGACCGCCAGGGTGAAGATGCGCGAGTAGAGTTCATTGAGCTTCTGGCGAATGACGTTCGCGTTCTTCATGAACAGCAGGCTCGACGTGCTGGCGACGTTGCTCGACCCGACCTCGTGGCCCAGGATCGACGGCATCACCTTCGCCCCCGTCGCCATGCGTGCATTGGCGATGCTCTGCAAGGTCTCGTACTCGCTGGCGAGCGAGATGTTGCCGTTGTTGTCCTTGTCGATGGTCAGGGTGTCGAATATGACCAGGGAATCCTCGGGCGCAAGCCCGTTCAACTTGCTCTCGATCTCGGCCAAGATGGACGCCTGGTAGGCCGACATCGCCTCGTCAGACTCCTGCGCCATCGAGGGCAGGTTCTCGCGGAACTTCTCCTCGTTGATCGTGACCACGGTGCGCGGATGGACGTGCCGCTTGAGTACGCGGTGCAAGTCCTGCATGAAGTCCTCGGAGAACAGTGCAGGCTTCAGCACGGGCTCAAGCGGGCTCACGCTGTAAGGTTGCAGTAAGTCCTGGTCCAGGGCGGTGTAAAAGAACGTCGGAATATCCAAATCCACCGTCTCCGCGCCCAACTTCTGCACAGGCTGGAGGATGCGGTTCTTCGCGTCCGCGATGAACTGCACGTTCGTGGTCGAGATCGGCTGAATCTTCTTGGGCAGGCGCGTCTTGTCCAGAACAAGCTCGGCAGCGCATGAGCCGTACAGCACAAGCTCCTTCGCCAAGGATTCCGAGGTCGAGCGCATGGATAGCGTTCCCGAGAACCCATCCGTATAGTCCGTGAGCACGTCCATCCGCGAACACAGTTGCTGGCACAGCGCCGTCGCCTCGGGGTTCGCCGAACCATCCAGGTTGCGGGCCACGACCATGTAGCCATCCGTGATCGCCGTGCGGAGATAGGCAAACACCGCCGCGCTCATGTCCGGACTCGACGCGGCGAAGTTCCGCATCATCGTGCGCGTGTCCGACGTATTGCGGTAGGTCGTCAGGTCCCGGTTGATGAGAACCTGGTCGTCCCTGGGCAGAATGGCCGAGGACTGACGCGAGGTTTTCAGATAGGACGGGTACGCCTGAGCGCCCCCTTTGACCTTTGGGGTCTCCACAGGGGGTAGCTGAGACGCCGCCGAAATGCCGAGAAAGGTTTTGACGCGCTCGAACATGGTCATTCCCTTGAGAAGTTGTCGTGAAATGTACCACGGACTCATAGTGTAATCAAGCTGGGGCTTCGCCTGATACCCCTAAACACATTTGAGTCCTACCTTGCATTTGTGGCAGGTTTTTCCTTGAACGTCTGAGGAACCAAACTCACTTGTGGCCCCGTGTTCCGCGATACCCCGAGGATTTGGGAAGCCAAGTGCATGAACAAGGTGGCGAACCAAAGGTGGTCATCCCCTGATTCCGGCTTCCGCCAAACGTAGCTCATCTCCGCATCCGGCGTCCATTCCTTGATCCGCGACATGGCCGTGCAGTGCTCCACCCACGCCTCGTCATGCTCGTCATGGACCTTGCGGATCAACCCGGTGCGGATCGCGTCCATCAAGGCGTCCATCGCCTTGTCGCGGTTCACGTTGACCTGGCGCAAATCCTTGATGCCTTGTTTGTGCTCCTCGTCCTTGCGCTTCAGGTTGAAGGTCTCCATCGCCTTCGAGCGCATGAAAATGGCCGCGTACAGGTTCCGCTGCGTCTGCTGCATCGCAAGAATGGTCTCCACAAACGGGAGCGCGTCCGCCACCGAAATCCGCACCCGGTAATGCTTCTCAAGCTCCTTGACGCGGGTCCTCAAGTTCTGCACCGGGATTGGCTCCGCGTGGATGATCGTGATGCTCTGGTCGTAATGGACCGCCCCAACCAGGCACCACGACACCATGCCGATGTCCAGGCCCAGGACGTGCGAGATCGTACCCTCCGATCTCGACTCGACCAGGCAATTCTCCAACTCCTCCCGCGACAACACCGATTCCGCGTCCTCTGCCGGATACCCCAAGCCGAAATTCACGAAGTCCGTAATCTTCTTGTACCTTGTGCTGGACAACACCAGGTCCCCCGGCGTGATCCGCCCGCAGTCAAAGGGCGTGATCTGGTACCCCGCCGCCAGAAAAGCCTCCGTGGGGTTCTCGCAAACCCACTCGCGGTGATCCGGCGTCAGGAGCGGCCTCCCCCCGCAGGACGGACAAGACACATACGCCTCGGTGTAGCGGAAGTCATGCAGGTTGTTCTTGTTGATGTCTTTCAGGTCGCCGCTGAAGTCCGGGATCACGACATGCGTGTAGTAATCCGGCATGAACCAATGATTGCAATGGTTGCACTTCACAAGGTTGAAGTGGCGGCGCGAACGCTGGAACTCGTAGTCGATCCCCCGCTTCGGCAGGGTCGGCGTCGAGAGTTTGTCCCACCGCTTGAACTCGCTGTGCGTCAAGCGGCTCTGGTACTGAGACACGACCGTAGGATCGGAGAAGTCCAACTCATCGGTAATGATGTGGTCGCACGGTACCGAGATTGGCGCGTTGTCGGATTGACACCCCTTGAGGTACAGGAAGGAGTCGCCAAGGCGTTTCACTTCCGCGTTGTCCGTCGTGGGATGGATCAGCGCCGACAGGTACGGCGACCCCTGAATCACGGGATCAATCCGCGTCCTCATGAATGTCCCGGCAAAGCCCGCCGTGGGCAGCGTATAGGCCACGGTGTAGCCCCGCGTCAAGCCGCACAAGGCCAGCGCCTTTCGCGCCGTCGTCTCCGACAAGCCGATCTGCGAGCATTTCCGGGTGATCGTCTCCTGGGATTGGTCGCGGAGGATTTTTTCCTGGTACTCGTGCTGGAAGAACGAATACGGCTGGCCTTTGATGAACGTATTCCGACTGATCCACTCGGGAATGTTCGCCATCGTCAGGCGGTGCGTCGTCCCCGCCCGGAGCCGCTCGACGTGATACTTGAACTCGGGGCTCATAGCTCTGCCGCCTCATACCACTCGAAGAACTCCTTGGTCATCTCCGGTGGCAACCTGTTCAAGCAGTCGATCAAGTGTGTTTCGATTTGCTTGAGGCGTTCGGCGTGGTGGTAGCGTTCCTGCATCTTGACCAGGTTGTCCAGCGCCGAGGCACACGCATTGACGACCGACGCCTGTTTCTGAGGCTCGATGGCGTCGTTGTTGATGACCTCGGCCTGGAGGGCGCGGACTTGGCGGTACTGGAGCACCATCTCCTCCTCCAGCGACATCTCCTTGAGCCTCTTCACGGGCAGTATGGCGTCGATCTGGGTGCGTAATTCGATCAAATCCGACTC